TTTGATTTTTGCAATGCGTGCTAAGTATGTTCAACCATCTGGTACAGAAGCATTCTTCAACGAGGCGAACACAATGTTCTCTGGTGTTGGTTCTGCTAACAACCCATATGGTTTCCAAGGTACAACTGCAACTGACACAGGTACAAATCCTGTTGTTTCTGCAACCTTGGCTGCTAACAGCTACACAACTGGTATTGGTATGCCAACAGCAACAGCTGAATATCTTGGTTCTGACAGCAACGCTGCTTTCGCTCAAATGGCTTTCACCATTGAGAAAGTAACTGTAACTGCTCAAAGCCGTGCATTGAAAGCTGAATACTCTCTCGAACTCGCACAAGACTTGAAAGCAATTCATGGTCTTGATGCTGAAACAGAATTGTCTAACATTCTGTCGACAGAGATCCTCGCTGAAATCAACCGTGAAGTTATCCGCACAATCTATACTGTTGCCGTTCCAGGTGCTCAGTATGGTACAACAACTGCTGGTTTCTTCGACCTCGATACAGACTCCAACGGTCGTTGGTCTGTTGAGCGTTTCAAGGGTTTAATTTTCCAAATTGAGCGTGATGCTAACGTTATCGCTAAGCAAACTCGCCGTGGAAAAGGTAACGTGTTAATCGTATCGTCTGACGTTGCTTCTGCTATGGCAATGGCTGGTGTATTGCAATATACTCCTGCTCTCCAAGCTGACTTGCAAGTAGATGACACAGGCAACACATTTGCTGGTTTGTTACACGGTCGTATCAAGGTCTACATTGACCCATACTTCGGTGGTTACACAAGCAACCAAGAACTCGTAACTATCGGTTACAAAGGTTCTAGCCCATATGATGCTGGTTTGTTCTATTGCCCATACGTTCCATTACAGATGGTTCGTGCAGTAGACCAGTATACATTCCAACCAAAGATTGGCTTCAAGACACGTTATGGAATGGTATCCAACCCATTCGCAGAAGGTCTAGGCGCTGGCTTGGGTGGTTTGAATGCTCGTACCAACAAATACTATCGTATTTTTGGCGTCAAGAACTTGATGTAATAAAAAGTCCTCGTCAAGAAGGACATTTCAAGAGACCTCTTCGGAGGTCTCTTTTTTTATGGCCTAAATATCCGTATGAGTGATATTATACTAATCAACGACTTAGTTGACCTCAGAGCCCGTAAAAGAAAAGAACTGGAGTATTACAACAAGCAGTTGGAAGAACTCCGGAATAGGATGTTTTTCATTCAAAAAGAAATTGACTTAACATCTGATATTATTGATATGATTGAAAAAGAAAAGATGTTAGACCTAAGAGAGTATCTAAGTAAATGAATGTATTAGCCAGAACACCTCAGAATACCAACTATCTACAACCGACAAAGTTTCTAATGACCTTTGCTCGGATACCTGACACCACATGGTTCTGCCAGTCTGTAAACATACCAGGGGTCAGCGTAGGACAGGCCCCAATCAACTTTCCAAGCGTAATGGTATACTCGCCTGGTAATCAGATATTATACAACAATTTTAATATGAATTTTACTGTAAATGAGAATCTAACATCATGGACAGAATTGCATGATTGGTTTCGTTCCTTTGCATCACCAGACGGTACTGATGAACGGAATCTAAAGACACAGTTACAGAACCAGTATAATAACATGTCTAATGATAAAAAACAATATTCTGATGCCACTTTGACCATACTCAGTTCACTAAACAATCCTATTGCTCGGGTAGAGTTTGTCAATATGTTTCCGGTATCTTTATCGGATATCTACTTTGATACCAAACAATCCGCTGATGATATCATTACGGCTGACGCCACATTTGTATTTGACCAGTTTAAAATCGTACCACTTTAATTAACACGGTTTCTTGCCATGTAACACAATCTATGTTATCATGTAGAATTGGTGTTAGACTATTGAAAATATTATGGAAAATCTAGAACAAGTATTAAAGTATTGGGAAAAAGATGCAGAAATGGACCAGACAGAACCTGGCAAAGAACTGCTGAACATACCCAAACTACACAACAAATATCTCTCCATTCTTACCAAACATAAGATTGCCTCTAAGAAGGCACACTTTGACTATTTGCGTATGCGTAAGACGAAATGGGAATACTACACTGGCAAAATGAGCCAAGAAGAACTAGAAGAATATGGATGGGAGCCTTTTCAGTTTACATTGAAATCGGATGTTAGTACCTATCTTGAAGCGGATTCTGATTTGATTCGGTTACTTGAAAAGAAAGTATACCATGAAGAAGTTATATCGGTGGTTGAATCGATTATGAATGAATTGAAACAAAGAACATGGCAACTCAGAGATTTTATCTCTTGGGAAAAATTTATTGGAGGTCAGTGATGGCATTTCTCGTTGCAAATATACCACCCGTTAAATGTTTTGTGCGTAAAGAGTTCCTTTACAACCATGAAAAAGGTCACGGTGAATTAGAACCTTGTGTGTGGATTTCAGCCAAGGCAATTAAAGGTCAAGCCTTTCGTATTGAATGTATGTTGACCGATTACGGTGCATTGTTTGATAAGTTGCCAATCTCTGCGTATGTATGGAAACCTGTTGATGATTATATGCCTTTGGATCATTTACAGATTTGGGATTGCCTTTCATATGACATGGCGGTAATTGAGAAATCAAACCTGCGTGGACTCAAAGTAAAATATTTTGGTAAAGACCGACTGTTTCATTTTGGAAAATATTTGTTCACAATTGATTTTGCCGCACCAGATTTTAATCGTATTGACACCAGTTTCTCAGAAGGTGTGCAAGAACATAAGTCATATAATTTTATTCAGCTAGATAATGGACAGTTTGCGTGTCAACCAAACAATCGTTGTTTGTGGTATGATGTATCACTGGTACCACCAACGGTTAAAACACCAGACTTCAAAATACCTACAGAGGTTTATTCGGTAGAAAATGTATCTAAATGGAGTGTTGGCACTCCTGATTCATGGTTCTACCAGTTTAATGAAAAAGAATGATGAATAAAAATCATATAGAAAGACAAAATACTAAAATGCCTTGGGGTAAATTTAAAGGTATTTTTATAAAAGAATTGCCAGACTGGTATATTGAATGGGCTTGTGTCAACTATGAAGATAGGGGTATGCAAATTTGGTTTAAAGAAGAATTAGAATATCGAAACAAATATAATGGAAAAAAACTTAGACCTAAGTATACATAAAAAAGATGAAGTCTATGCCAAAATAACTTGTGAGAAACATATCGCAAAAGAGTTATCGGAGTTTTTCACATTCTTTGTTCCTGGTTACCAGTTTGTTCCTGCCTATCGTAATCGTATTTGGGACGGCCGAATAAGACTGTTTGATTTAAGAAACAATACAATCTATCTTGGCCTTTTACCATATATTGAGGAGTTTTGTCGAGAACGGCAATATGAGTTTGAGTATGGTGATCCAAGGCCAGACATTGAAGATGAATATTCGGTATACCATGCCAAAAAGTTTATCGAATCATTAAACATACATTCTCGTGGTGAACCAATTGAAATACGAGAACATCAATTAGATGCCTATATTCATGCCATGCAGAAACGCCGAGCATTGTTGGTTTCACCTACTGCATCCGGTAAATCTCTTATCATTTATCTACTCTTTCGTCAATTACATCATTATCAAAATCTAAAAGGTCTTGTTATTGTTCCTACGACCTCACTGGTTGAACAATTATACTCAGACTTTGGTGATTATAACAATGGTGAAATGGTAAATGTGCATCGAATTTACCAAGGCAAAGAAAAAGAAACAGATAAACCTTTGACCATTTCTACATGGCAATCACTATACAAGTTACCAAAAGAATACTTTGCACAGTTTGATTATATTATTGGTGATGAGGCACATCTATTCAAAGCACAGTCATTAACCACAATACTTACATCCTGTGTTAATGCTAAATATAGGATAGGCTTAACAGGTACTTTAGATGGTACCAAAACACACAAGCTTGTGTTAGAAGGACTCTTTGGTGCCGTTAAGAAGGTAATTACCACCAGAGAACTAATTGATAAACAGCAAGTTTCAGATTTTGAAATAAAGTGTTTGGTTTTAAAGCATGATGATGAAACTTGTTTGCGTATGAAAGATTGTACCTACCAAGAAGAAATACAATATCTAATTGCCAACGAAAATAGAAATAAATTCATTAAGAATCTGGCGGTTAGTTTAGGTAATAATACCTTAATTCTATATCAAATGGTTGACAAACATGGTCAAATACTATATGATATGATTAAGAACACTAAGAACATTGATAGTAGAAAAGTATTCTTTGTTCATGGCGGTACTGATACTGCCGATAGAGAAGAAATAAGAAGAATAATGGAGATAGAAAATGATGCGATTGTTGTTGCATCTTTTGGTACTTTTAGCACTGGTATCAACATTCGCAATCTACACAATATCATCTTTGCAAGTCCTTCTAAGTCAAGGATTCGCAATTTGCAATCTATCGGTAGAGGATTACGGCAAGCAGAAGGCAAAGAAAGAGCCACATTATATGACATAGCCGATGATTTACGATATAAAAAACACATGAATTTTACATTAAAGCATTTTGTTGAACGAGTTAAGATTTACACGGAAGAGAAGTTCCCATTCAAAATATATAAGATAGGACTAAAAAAATGAACACAATAAAGATAGTTCGATTAAAGAATGGTGAAGATATTATTGGTATGTTGCATGATGCTGATAATGGAGATTACGAAATAACCGAACCAATGTCGGTATCGGTTGTTCAAAAAGGTCATCAAAGTGGACTTGTAATGCAGCATTGGTTACCAGTTCAGTTAATTAAAAAGAATGAAATCAAAATCAATCCTCGTGATGTGCTTACCATGTTTGAACCTAACGATGAGTTTGCAGAATACTATACAAATACCGTGGAAAAGATTAATGAGTTGTTGAAGGCAAAAAGTCTTGCTGATGAAATGACAGATGAAGAAATAGAAGATATTATGGATGCTTTAGATGATGGTGAACACCAAACGTTACATTGAATTAATTATTAATCTCATGGGTCAACACCGAGAACTATACTCTCTGTCAAGCCCTTTGTCAACAACTTTTTGTGGTATATTTTATGGCTAAGCAAAAACATTACATCAATAACGAAGATTTTCTTAAAGCACTGGTCGATTACAAAGCTGCTTGTAAACTGGCAAAGAAAGAAAAAAGACCACCTCCAGCGATTCCAAACTACATTGGAGAGTGTTTTATGAAGATAGCAGAGGGTCTATCACATAAACCTAACTTCATAAACTACACATATCGTGATGAAATGATGTCGGATGGTATTGAAAA